TACCACTGCTCGACGAGGTCGTGCCAGGTCTCGTCGGGATTGGGATGCATCAGCAGGTCGTGGATGGTCTCGGCCGTGGCGTCGGGGAGTTCCTTCTGAACGGGTGTCCGCTCCTCGGGGTGTGTCGTCAGGCGCTTCTGCGTCTCGCTTTCGTCCTCGGATTTGGTGATGGTCCACGGCGTCTCGGCGACCTCTTTGGTGATGGTGGAGACGAGCATATTGACCCACGTATTCGTCTGTGAGATGTTCCGCAGCGCCACGGGGTCGAAGTCCCACCGAACGCCACGACTCGGGTCGAACAACCAGGGGAACTCCGAGCGATGCTTGACGTTTTCCTGTCCCGGCGTTGCGTCCTTACCGATGGACTCCGGGCCATCGGCGGCCTTCCCGAACTCGGGGACAACGCCGTTGGCCTTGGCGTATTCGAGATTATACTGCTCCACGTCCTCGGCGTCGGCCACCTCCGGCGCAGGCGGCCGGTCCTTGCTGAAAATGTTGAATCTGCCCATACGCTACCTGTACCCGCGTGGCTGTTAGGCGTTCCGGCAAAGGCCTGTTAGTCGCCCGGCGGAAAAGTGCGAAAACGCCGGGGTCATCCCGTAGCGACACCGCGGCCCTGACGCACTTGTTCTCCGGGCCGGGAGGCATCGCTGGCCAAGTATGAAGTGACCGGCCGGCAGTGAAAAGCTCCCGGCCGGGACCATGGGTGCAGGTTGGGGGATGTCGCCTGCGATGACAGACAGACGTGCGGCGACCGACGCAATTCTCTTTCGTGGCGGGTCGTCACGTTTCTCGTCCCTGTCCCGCAGGGAGACGACGGGCCGCGGGGAACGGGTCGCCGACAGGATGACAGTCGGCCGCATGGCATGTAAGTGTTGCTATCAGGTCAGCACGAACGCGCCGCCGTCCAGACTCTCGCCGTCGACGCCCATGATGACGTACCGCAGCGAGTCCATCGCGTGGTCAACCGCCGCCGCGGACCCGACTTCGTCCTCCTGATAGTCTTGGAACTCGCGGATGGTATTCACGCAGTCCTCGGCGACGAGCAGGCCCGGTCTGTCCTGTGGGTCGTCCGACCACGACAGGCGATTGCGGACCGCCGGGATACCTTCATCGAGGTCCTTGTCTGCGGGTTCGACCGAAAAGCCCGCCTTGCGAAAGGCCCGCTGGTGCTCGGTCTCGTGTTCGGCGTACACGGTGCCGTTGGGTTTGTCCCGAAGCCACTCCACCGCTCGCTGGTATTCGACCTCCGATTCGTAGAACTCATCGAGGACGACGAGCTGGTCGTACTCGGTCTTGCCCACCTCCAGCACGACGCGGGGGTCCGACCACCCGTGGTCATACCCATATGCTCGCCAGTCAGTGAGAGTAAGGTCGGCCCGGTCCCGAACGTGGCGCTCTCTGGAGAAGTCCGAATACACAAGGCCGGTCGGCGCGGCGAAGCCACCCGCGAGCGCCTGTTTCTCGCGGTCCGTCCCGGCGAACTGGCGCTCCAGTTTCTCGCGGGCGTCGTCGGGGAGAAAGGGATTGTTGCGAGAGTCCCCAACGATGACCTTCATGCGGTCGGCCCACTGGAGGGGTTCGTCTTCGGCGTCGACCTGCCGTTCGGTGATGTCATAGAAGTCGTCGTATCCTGCGCCCGTGGAGGTCCAGAGCATGACGTTCGGCCCGCCGTCAGTTCGCTGCCGGGAGGTGAGCATCTCCACGAGGTCATGCAGTGGCGTGTTATCGTAGTGGGCGGGTTCGTCGCAGTAAATCGCGTTAAACTCCGACCCGGCGTAGCGGTTCCATTTATCCGCACTGCCGAGACGAACCACCGACCCGTTGACGTAGGTGAGTCGCTTTTTGATGTCGTGATAACTGTCGATAATGGGCGAGTTCTCCGGGTCGCCGCCCTGGTCTGGTACCGTGTCCTCGCCGGGCAGGCGCTCGAATAGTGTCTTATACGTTGCCGGGCCACCCTTGGCGTAGTCCGGTGCCATCGCCAGATTGTCAGACTCGGGGACTTGCACGGCGGTCTGGTGAATCCAGTCACACCCGAGGATGGTCTTGCCACCAGCGTAGCCCGCCCGAAAGACGACGAGGTCATACTGGTCGCTATCGAGGGCGTCGAAGGTTCGCAGTTGGGCGTCCCAGTACTGCCCGCCGAGTTCGACACTACTGCTCATCGGTCGCCTCGCGGCGGATGGTCACGTTCATCTCGCCGCCCTCCTTCACGTCGTGTTTGCGCGTCTCGGTCTTGGTGTAGCCATACGACCGCTCCAGAATGAACTCGTCGTCGGCGTTCTGGAGTTTCTGGAGTGCGCCAGCGCCTCGCGCACGTTGCCAGTCCGTATAGAACTCGGCGAGGTCAGTGTCGAGACCGTTCTGTTCGTCCTCCTGACCCATCGTTAGCCACCGTTCGAGTGTGTCCGGGTCAATCTCGGCGAGTTGGGCGATGTGTTTTTTGAACGCGCCACTGCTGGCCGCGCCGATAATGCGTTCCCGGCGGGCCGGTGTGAACTTTCGCAAGACCGGGCGCTGTTGGGTGTGGTCGTAACACGGGCCATCCTCGCGGTCGGTCCCGAAGCCACTGGGGCGCTGGCATGGCGTTCCCTCGGCGGTTGCCTCGCCACAGATGTCGTCGGTCATGATTCACTGTTGACGCTGGCGGACTGTTGGCGTTTCGCCTCGCCGATACGGCGCTCGATGACCTCCTGATAGTTGTCGCCGTCCACCTCAAAGCCGACGTAGTCGCGGTCGTTCTGGATGGCCGCGACGGCGGTGGTCCCACTGCCCATGAACGGGTCGAGGATACGGTCACCCTGCCGAGTCGATGTCTTGACGAGTTCGACCAGTAGCGACTCGGGTTTCATCGTCGGGTGTTCGTAGTCCGTCCGGGTCGGCCGTCCGTGTTCGAGGACGTTCCGCGTCGCCTCGGTCAGCGGGTTCGCCCGGTCACCGTTCGTGGCGAAGATGACGAACTCGTGGGAGTATCCCCAGTTGTTTTCGAGGTCGCCGATGCCCATACTGCCCTTGTCCCACACGAGGACGTTCTTGACTTCGAGGACGCCCTCGACGAGCGGTTTTATCTCGTCGATGCCCCGCCAGTCGCAGAAGATGTACGCATGGCCGCCGTCCTTCAGGACACGGGTCATCTGCCCGAGTGTGTCTTTCAGGAGTTCCGTTGCTTCCTCCAACGTCTCGTCGCCCTCAATTTCCGGCCACGACTTCACACGCTCGCCAGTCTCTGTCGTTTCAGTCTTCCGGCCAGACTGAAACGACATCCCATACGGCGGGTCCGTAATCACACAGTCCACACTGTCGTCATCCAACCGCTCGCGCATCCCCTCGACGCAGTCCTCAAAATACACGGTATGCTCGGGGTCGTACTCGTAGGCTGGCGACTGTCCGCTTTCCATGCGAATCTCGGCCAGCAGTTCGTCGAGGTCTTCGTCGGCGGCGTCGGTCAGCGCTTCGACCTCCTCGGTGTAGCCTTCCGAGAGGAGTTGGTCGTACTCCAGCGCGTCCCGTTTCGTGTCGTGTTCGCCGTGGATTTTGTTGAGTTCCTGCCGCCAGAGTCGACGCTTTGAGTCGGAGATGTCGTACTGTCGCACTGGCACCTCGGACAGACCGTTCTCTTGGGCGGCCCGCCAGCGGTGTTCGCCATCGGCAATCAGGCCCTCGGTGTTCGTAATGACCGGGCCACCGAGCCACCCGTTCTCGCGCATCCTATCGCAGAGCAGTCCGAACTGTTCGTCAGTCATCTCGTTGGGATTGTCGCCGTCAGTGTGGAGGGCATCAACGGCGACGGTGCCCTCGTACTCGGGTTGGGGGAGTTCTTGTAAGTCCGTCATTCGTCAGCCACCTCCACGACAGTCGGGTCCTCGCGTTCTGGCGCAACAACTGTCCCACAACCGTCGTTATCACACTGCGTTACCGGGAGACCGCAATCAATACAACTGGAAACATCAACGGCGCTGTTTCTCATTCCTCCACCTCCACGACAGTCGGGTCCTCGCGTTCGAGCGCATCGAAGGCCCGCCCGATTGCGCCGGCCAGCGTCTCGGCGTCGCGTTGGTGGGCCCCGATGCGGGCGTGGACACTCGCCGGCAGGCGAACGTTCACGGTGTCGGTGGAGTCCTCGGCCACCGTGGGTTTGACTTCGTCGGTACTGGTGTGATGCCAGCAGCGGTCATCGACGAACATGGCGGGCTGGCGGCAGGGGTCACCGCTTTGGGTGTCCTCGTGGCCACACTGCCCGAGTTGATGCTGGAGGGTTGTGATTGTCGCTGTCATAGCCTTCGGTACGCAATCGTTGAACAAAAGCGTTCGCGTTACAAGAACAGTACACGGGCGACCGTCGCCAGCACAAGCGTCACCGTCAGGCCCCCGAGCGCATACCACGGTTCTTGTCTCACATCTTCGAGCGGCCCTTTCGCAGCGCGGACGCCAAGTGCAATCCCAGCGACGATACCCGCGAGTTCCCACGTCCCAGTCAGGCCGGCGACCAGCCCAATAGCGAGGCCGACCGTCAGCGAGTGCCATTCTCGATAGACCGACAGGAACCCGTCGCGGTCAGACTCGTCCTCGTAGGTGGTCGGCAACAGGTCAGTTAGCGCCATCGTCACCACCGTCGATAGCGCCGCGGTGAATTAGCCACGTCTCCAGTGCCTCGGGGCCACTAATCAACAGGATGGCGAAGCCCATCGCCAGCGTCGGCGCGACACCCGCGTACTGTATCAGGTACACGGTGGTGCCGAGCGTGACGATGTAAAACAGGAACTTGACTGTTCTGAACATGATGGCGGAGAGTCCTACGCTTTGACAGCCGCGTTTGAGTCGTCGGTTCTCCTCGCGGAGTTCGTCAGTGAGTGAGTCGGTTGTGACGCCGAACATGGCATTACTACGATATACCGGCGCTCGTAGGATAAGCCTACTGCGGCGGGTCGAAGTCTCGCGTATCGACGGGCCAGACACTCGTCAGACCATCGTCGCCGACGCCGTGACAGGTCGCTATTTTGGGGTCCGTTGGCCCGACCGTCTCGCCGAGTTCGCGCGGGTACTCGCCGGCCGGTTTCGGTGTGCCCGTAATCAGGACTGGCGGCCCATTCCACGGCAGGCGGCCCGAGACGTGGTGGTGGCCCATATAGGCCACGTCGAATTTACTGCCGTAGTTCTCGCTGTCCAGCAGTGTCGACAGCCACTCCTTTTTGCGAGCGCTCGTGTCGGCCTGTGGGGAGCGGTCCTGCCCGTGGCGCAGTTGGGCGTGAATTGCACCGTCGCGCATCTCGAAGGGCGTCACACTGCCGGCCCGGCCGATGGTGAACCCGACGTTCTCCAGCAGGCCCTCGTCTTGGAGGGCGGCGACGGTATT